ATATTCGATTAATATAGTACCTGAAAGAATAATTGCTGATGTTCCACAATTTTCCAATTATAAACTAAGTAATCAAAAACAGATTACTCAAACTGCTGCATTGGATGGAAAACAAGTTTCTACTACTAGAAACCTTGCTGAGATTAATCCTGTTAATAGTAATAGTATTGAAACATTAAGAACATTTGCGCAAACTGCTGCATTCGATCGAATGCAGCAAGTGGTGTCAACAAAAAATATTGCAGAAATTGCAACAGTTGATACACCTGATCCATTTTCTATAAGATTAGAATTTGATTGGGTTGAACCTCATGGACAGTTTATGCAACAATTGTTAACTGATATTAAAGCCGCAAAAGCCGCTGGTAATACCGAAACTTATAAAAAGCTTACAGCACAATATCAAGCATGGGCTGACCAGTATTTGATTAAAGGCACACCTCCTATGGTTATGGAATAACCATTATTTTATAAATAACATTTATGGCACGACCTACCACACGACAAGGACTAGTTGATTATTGTTTGCGCACCTTAGGTGCACCTGTAATTGAAATCAACCTGGACGAAGATCAAATTGAAGATCGTGTTGATGAAGCGCTACAATACTATCAAGAATATCACAGTGATGGTATTGTTCGTAGCTTTTACAAGCACATTGTTACTCAAGAAGATTATGACAATGATTACATAAGTATTCCAGAAGATATTATTGTTGTATTGCGTGTATTAAAAATTAATACAGGATATGCCGCGGACATGTTTAACATTAAGTACCAAATGTTTCTTAATGATCTTTACGGTCTCCGCAATCCTGAAGGATTGGTCAATTATGAAATGACAAAACAATATCTTGGTTTGATTGAAATGACTCTTACAGGTCAAAGCCAACAAATTAATTTTTCTCGTCATATGCATACAGTTAAGATTCATGATGATTGGAAAGAATATGTTAAGGTAGGACAATACATTATTATCGAAGGATATCAAACGCTTGATCCTCAAAACTATCCTGACATTTATAATGACATGATGTTTAAAAGATATTTGACTGCATTGTTAAAAAGGCAGTGGGGTCAAAATTTATTGAAATTTGAAAATATGATACTTCCTGGCGGTGTAACACTTAACGGCCGACAAATCTACGATGATGCATTGGCAGACATTGAAAAGATTGAAGCCGACTTTGAATTGAAATTCAGTTTTCCGCCGGATTTCTACTGCGGGTAGAAGAATGTTATTTGAATAACATATAAATAAATCTAATGCCTCGCAATGTCTATATAAGTCACGGTACTAAAAGTGAGAAATCATTGTATGATGATATTGTTATAGAAGCGATGAAAATCTACGGACATGATGTATACTACATACCGAGAAAAATAGCACAAATAAACGGCATACTAAATGAAGATGTATTGTCAAGTTTTAATGCTGCCTTTATGCTTGAAATGTATATTGAAAGCTTTGAAGGAATTGAAGGTGATGGAAGCTTGTTTACCAAGTTTGGTTTTGAAATGCGAGATCAACTTACTTTTGTTGTCAGCAACAGGCGTTGGAATTCCATGGTCGGCCGTTTTGGATATACATCAGGCGCCGTAAGACCAAGAGAAGGTGATCTTATTTTCTTACCGTTAACAAAAGGATTATTTGAAATTCGTTATGTTGAAGATAAAAAGCCATTTTTTCAATTGGCGCATATACCAACATTTAAACTTATATGTGAACTGTTTGAATATTCGAATCAAGAAATTGATACAGGCATTGCCGCAGTGGATGAAATTCAACGATTCAATCAAGAGGCACGCAACTATAAAGTAACATATAGTGTTCCTACGCTTAAATTTACATTAAACGAAACTTTGACCATAACGCTTCCAAGTAACATATCCGGTTCTGTAGAATTTCTTGAATATGAAAAAAATGCGGACGGAACAGATGTTGTGCGTGTTGGTACACCAACATTCAATGATGGTTCATACCATGAAATAACAACAAATACAATTCTTACAGGAACAACTAGTGGCTCCATTGCCACCGTCACAGCGGTGCTTGAAAGTACAAACGATAGAGGACCGACATTTGGAAATGATGAAGGCATGCAAAATTCCAATTTTAAAACAATGGGCGCAAATTCGTTTATTGATTTTTCAATGGATAATCCGTTTGGTGAACCGTTAAGAAGCATATAAAATTATGTTGGACAATCCTTACTACTACAATGGTACCATTAAAAAAATTATTGCCGTCTTTGGTAGTATTTTTAATAACATTCATACCGCAAAAATAATTGACGGCAAAATGACCAATATATCTCGCGTACCATTGGCATACGGTCCAAAGGAACATACGTTGGCTCGATTAAATTATAACAATGATCCTAATTCTGTAGGTGCGCCTCGTGACATTGCTGTAAGAGTTCCGCGCATGAGTTTTGAAATAACTGGAATTGAATACGATACCGGTTCAAAATTAAACCGTCTTAATCAAACATTAATTCCTATTGCTGGTGACACAAACAATAAAAGAAGGCAATGGCAAAGTGTACCATACATTATAAATTTACAATTAAGTGTATATTCACGTAATCAAGATGATGCGCTTCAAATTGTAGAACAAATATTTCCCATCTTTACACCTGATTATACAATTGCTGTAAAAGATTTGGAAGGACCTGGTACTTCAATTAACGTGCCTATTACATTGGGAGGTGTTACATTTTCTGATGAATATGAAGGAAGCTTTGAAACAAGCCGAAGAACATTAATTTACACTCTTGATTTTGCTTTAAAATGTAGGTTTGTTGCAAGTCCAAATGCCGATGTTGGCATTATTAAAACCGTACAAGTTAAAATACTTGACAACACCGTTCCATCAACAAATGCGGCCGGTGACATTATACCAACAACTGCCGCTGCAGGTGGTGTACAAGTGCAAGTAAATCCACTAACGGCAGGACCTGATGATACATACACAATTGAAACAACATTTGGCTTTGTTTAAGCGCCAATACATACATTATGTACAATGTCAAAAAAAGTAAAGATGATATACTATCCAATCTTAGTGTTAATCTTCCAATTGCGCAAAATGGTACGGATCCTAAAAAGGAAAAAACTGGTCCTTCCAATGATGACATTATTGTTGACGCAGAGGAAGATTATACCTTTGCTCGTCAACACATTAAGAAACTTATAAATACAAGTGATGAAGCAATTGCAACAATGCACGCGCTTGCATCTGATGCTGAACATCCAAGAGCATTTGAAGTACTATCGGCCATGATTAAAAGTGCCGCTGATATGAACACTCAACTATTGTCATTGCAAAAGGACCGTAAAAAGATTGTTCAGGATCCAGATCCTGGAACACCAAAAGCAACAACAACAAACAATTCAATATTTGTAGGTACCACAACCGAATTACAAAAGTTACTTAAAAGTAATAACGCAATTGATGTTTAACCTTCGCTGCGCGAACCTAAAGGTAAACAAATTTTAGGATTGTTTAGGCGTGATTGGATTCTTGTATTATTATAACATAATGTCTAAGTATGTAAACAACAAAATGAATTATTTTTAATATTATGAGTCTAAACAATTTTTATCTAGGCAACCCACGCGTTAAAGGTGATGGAGTCCAACAAAATTTTACCGCGCATGAGGTAACCGAATACCAAAAATGTATGAACAGTGTCGCATATTTTTGCGAACATTATGTCAAGGTTATTGATCTTGATAATGGTTTGGTGCCATTTAGATTACGCGGCTATCAAACAAATTTGGTACAACATTATAGTGATAACCGATTTACAATTGTTCTAGCTCCTCGCCAAAGCGGCAAAAGTATTACCTCGGTTGCTTGGCTACTTCATTATGTTATTTTTAACGGTGAAAAAAAGATTGGTGTGCTTGCCAACAAAGGCGCCACTGCTCGAGAAATGTTAAGCCGACTTACATTAATGTTGGAAAATTTACCATTTTTCCTTCAACCTGGATGCAAGGTACTAAATAAAGGTAGTATAAGATTTAGTAATAACAGTGAAATTATTGCAGCCGCCACAAGTTCAAGTAGTATTCGAGGCTTAAGCTTAAACGTGATTTTCATGGATGAATTTGCATTCGTTCAAAACGCAAATGAATTTTATACTTCAACATATCCTGTTATTTCATCTGGTAAGGAAACTAAAGTTATTATTACAAGCACACCAAACGGTGTTGGTAATATGTTTTATAAACTGTGGGAAGGATCCATACAAAAAAGCAATGAGTTTAAAGGGTTTCGAATTCGTTGGCAAGATGTTCCTGGGCGTGATGAAGAATGGAAGCGCCAAACAATTGCAAACACCAGTGAACTTCAGTTTGATCAGGAATACAGCTGTTCTTTTCTTGGAAGTTCTCAAACATTGGTATCATCCGAATCGTTGTTAGGACTATCGGCAAGTGAACCGTTAAAACGACAACACGGCATAAATTACTATTATGAACCTGAGGTCGGTCACGAATATATTATGACCGTTGATGTCAGTAAAGGACGCGGCCAAGATTACAGCACGTTTAGTGTTGTTGATATATCCAGTATGCCATTTCGCGTTGTATGTACATATCGAGATAACATGGTTTCACCGTTAATATTTCCTGAATATATTATGCGCGCCGCCAAACAATACAATGAAGCACTTGTTGTAATTGAAAATAATGATGCAGGTATTGTTGTTTGTAATGCGGTATATTATGATTATGAATATGATAATATGTTTGTTCAAAGCAGCACCAAAAGCAATGGTATTGGTGTTACCATGAGCAAGCGTGTTAAACGAATAGGATGCAGTAACTTAAAAGATTTACTTGAAAGCGGTAAGTTGCAAATTTGCGATGCGCATACAATTCAAGAGTTAAGCAGTTTTGAACCAAAAGGTGACAGTTATGCCGCAAGTGGGTCTACACATGACGATATGGTTATGAACCTTGTTATGTTTGCATGGTTTGTATCCACCGATGCATTTGGCGGTATGAGCAATGTAGATCTAAAAGAATTGTTGTACAGTGATAAAATAAGAGAAATGGAAGAAGATTTACCTCCGTTTGGTATTATACATGATCGCAACAACAGCAATTCAAATTTTGAAAGTTTCGACAAATATCAGGAAACAATTGACAGCATGAAAGAATGGGGAAACTTGTGAAAGTGTCATATTTATAAATAGGTTTTAGATTGAATTTAATTCTTATTATGACAACTTATTATAAAACACTACTGAACTAAAAAATATGGCATTCTTAATATCACCAGGCGTTCAAGTCAACGAAATCGACTTGACCAACGTAATTCCTGCACTCGCAGCCAGTACAGGCGCGTATGCTGGACACTTCACATGGGGTCCTGTAGGACAACTTGTTACTGTAAGTTCTGAAAAGGACTTGGTCACAAACTTCGGATCACCGGACGCAAGCACAGCAAAATCATTTTTAACTGCTGCAAGTTTCTTAAAATACGGAAACAATCTTAAAGTTTCTCGAGCAGTGGATACTGCCGCAAGAAATGCCGCTGGCGCTGTAGGAAATGCACTTGCGTCAAATAATACCGATAGAAAATTAGTTCGCAATCTTGACGAATACGAATCGTTTTCCGCTCTTACAAGCGCAGCAATTACCGCGCGTTATCCAGGTTCTGCAGGTGACAGTATTCGTGTTGTCATTGCAAGATCTCATGCTGACACTTTTAATTACACAGGAGAAACCAACAGCGAAGAAGGTAAAGCAAAGGCCGAACTAAGTGCATTGCTTAAATCAAATTTCTCAAATGCTCCTAGTTCAACATTCTTTGCTGACGCTTATGCAACAAATATCGGTCAAGATCCTAAGGATAATCCGATATTAGATGAAATTCACGTGCTTGTAATTGATTCTAAAGGAGCTTTTACAGGAAGTCCCGGTTCTGTTTTGGAACGATATGAAGGATTGTCACTTGCAAGCGATGCAAAAACCGAAACTGGCGCAACAAATTATTACAAAGAAGTAATTAATCGTTCTTCCAACTACATTTACATTACTTCATTAAGCGCATTAAGCTCTTCCGCCGTTGACGAATGGAATCAAGCTGATAAACCTATCGCTGAAGTGTTTAACAGCACAAGTGGTGTGACTGGTGCAACTCCTATTCTTTCCGCAGGTGTTCAAACATTCGATACTGATACTTTCGCTTATAACAATTTGTATGTTAGTGCTACCGGTACAGCTCAGGTTGAAACAACCGTCGTAGCAGGTACAGCGAGCGCCCCCGGTGATGTTGTTGTGACCGTAACTAGTGCAGGTATGGCCGGTTCACCACTCGCCGTAACTGTTCCTAATATCGCTTCCGGTGACACACCAACCGTATGGGCTGGCAAGGTGCGCACCGCGCTTACCGCTAACACAACTATCAATGGCAGATTCACAGTATCTGGTACGACGACATCTATCATTTTGACTCGCAAGCCGGATACTACAACTGTTCCTGGAACGACTATTAATCTACCTAATGATGATACTCTTAACATTGCAATTACTTCAGGTCCTACTGGCGTGACGGTCGATGCGCTTTCTGATGATACCCCGGCGATAGCAGGTGTTTCCAGTACCTTGGTTTCTCGTCTTATCCCGAATATTCTTGGTTCTGATCGTGCTACCTATGATCTTGCGATTACAGTTAAAAGACAAAATGGGACAGCGGTTGGTACTGTTAGTGCTAATACACCTGTTACAGTGAGTGTTAAAAAGATTCAAACAAAGAACACATCTGGTGTTGCAATAACTCCGGTGGAGTTGTCGGAAAATTTATATGATATTATCATCGGCCCTGGTTTTGGAACGGATATTACTTATTCACTTCTTACCGGTTTTAATGTTGTAATTGAAATTAATCAAACTTCTAATATTGCTGTAACATATCCTCTGTATGAGGAAACTACAACTGGAGGTGGTTATGCTGCTGCAACAGTTGCTGGAGGAACACAAACTGTTGTTCTCAGCGGTGCTGTTGTAGGTTCGAATGCAATAGGAGGATCAATTGTATCGGCGTTGGAATATTTTGCAGATTCCGAAACTGTAGATCTTAATCTTATTTTCAGTGAAACGTATGTTCAAGGATCTAACAATTACACCGATTCATCGCAAAAAACAATTGATGATGCAATTGCAACAATTGTTAATACACGTAAAGATTGTGTAGGATTTATTTCTGCTCCTCTTGACATGTCAACACAATTCAGCGATGCCGACAAAAAAACTACCTTGGAAGCTAAAGCAAATACCATTAACAGTTCAAGTTATCTTATTATGGATTCAACACCTGTTTATGTTTACAATAAGTATTCGGATACATATGTTTGGATTTCCGCTTGCGGCCACATGGCTGGTCTTTGCGCAAATGCTGATCGTGTTGCTGATGCATGGTTCTCACCTGCTGGTTTAAACCGCGGTGGGTTACTTGGTGTTACCAAATTGGCATACAACGCAGATCAAACATCACGTGATGACATTTATAAACTTGGTGTAAATCCTATTGTTTCTTTCCCAGGACAAGGTATTCTTCTTTATGGAGATAAAACGTTGCAAAGAAAACCGAGTGCATTTGATCGTATTAACGTGCGCCGTTTGTTTATTACTCTGGAAAAAGCAATTGCAACCGCAGCTAAATTTCAATTGTTTGAACAAAACGATGACTTTA